GGATAATAATACAATCCATAGTCAGCAAATCTACGAATTATGTGCGGCAGTTGTATCTTTACGTGTTAAAATATCAGATATGGTATCATTGATTTATTACAGATTTATTGATTCATTACACGAATATTATCACGATTTTGAGAATATGACAGCTTTCGTATCAGCGATAGATATGATACAGAATCGATGCTATGTTGCGCGGAAATACCGGTATTGTAGACCAGTCATTGCGACAAGCGCAACAGAGGCGGATGCGGATGCGGATGCGGAGGCGGATGCGGATGTAGAGACATCGACATCATTTGTCCGCGCGTCAGGGCTTCGTCACTGCCTCATCGAGAGAATTAATGAAGAAGAATGTTATGTCACAAATGACATCGAATTGGGGGGTGACGGGATGTTACTCTACGGGACAAATGCTGTCGGGAAAACCAGTCTCATTCGCGCAATCGGTGTAGCAGTTATAATGGCACAGGCTGGGTTTTATGTCCCTGCGTCATCGTTTGTATATCGACCCTACCGTGCGATTATGACACGTATTCTCGGCAATGATAATCTATTCAAGGGCCTATCGACGTTCGTAGTTGAAATGTCGGAATTACGTGTTATTCTGCGAATGGCGGATACACACACACTCGTACTTGGTGACGAACTATGCTCTGGAACCGAAATGGATTCCGCAATTAGTATATTTGTCGCCGGTCTTCAACATTTGTATCGCGCTGGCGCATCGTTTATTTTTGCCACACATCTTCACGAAATCGCTGGATACAGCGAAATCCGAGAGATGTCGCCGCGGCTTCGCCTCGCACATATGCGGGTCTTCTACGACAAGTCGCGCGATACACTTGTATACGACCGGAAACTCCAGGATGGCGCAGGTGAAAGTATGTATGGCCTTGAAGTATGTAAGTCGCTTCATTTACCAGATGATTTCTTGGAATTAGCGAATACGATCCGGGTAAAATATCGCGGGGTAAACACGAAAACGCCGACAGCGAGTATTTTAGAGGACGCAAAACCGTCGCGATATAATGCGGCAAAATTACGCAGGTTGTGCGAATTATGTGAAAAGGTTCGTGGGACCGAAATCCATCATCTTCAGCATCAGGAATGTGCTGACGATGATAATTTCATCGGGCATATTCATAAAAACCATCCTGCGAATCTGGCGTCGATATGTGAAGAATGTCATCGCGATATTCATACGAGTGGAACCCAGCATATTAAAGTGAAAACGGGGAAAGGTGTGCGGATTGTGGCGAAACGCGGTGCGGACCACCCACCACGACCACCACCATCAGTGAATGCGGATAAGGATATTATATATTCATAATGTAACTATGGATAAAGTATCAAACACATTAACCGCAATCAAAGACGCGTCGGTGTCGGGCGCATCAGCCGTAGGCGGATTCTTTACTTCAACCGCAGAAAGTGGTGTATCCACATTTAAAGGAACAAGTTTAGGCGAATCATTTTTCAAGAATATAAGTGCGATTATCGTGGTTGTGTTTATTTTGCTTGGAGGTGTATTATATATAGAATTCGCCAATAGCGGATCACCAGGCACAAACGGGGCGGCCGGACCCAAAACACAATACATTGATAAAACGGTGTATATTGAACCGAATACCGGTCTCGACGCAGGGCGGCAATCGGGACGAGCCCTTCCAACTGATGTTCCGTGGACTGTTCCCGCATTAAGTATTAGAAATGAACTCACTGAAGCGTTTGGGTCTAAATATAGTGAAGCTGAACTGGAAAATATACATACAAAATGTAGCGATAAATTCTGTGTTATGAATCAGAAATCACCAGAGGATTTAGAGAAAGCGTGTAATTCGGTGACGGACCGAACGATGTGTGGTACGAAATGCTGCTGTGGATGGACGAAATACGTTGGATATGAAGGCGATAATGACCCAACCGTTGTTATGAATACTGCGGAGTCGAATGCGAATGATCCTAGCGGCGCTAGTGCGACGGTCCCGGGGAAGTGTGTTGCGGGGAACTCAAAGACGCCGTTTGACCGGACGGACTTGAAGAACCAGGAACGTGATATCGAGTATTATTATTATTTAGGACAGTGTGTTGGCGGGAGGGGGTGTATGAATAAAGGGGTGGTTCAGGCGTAATTATTATTATTATTATTATTATTATTATTATTATGTAAGTGTATTTTATACAGAAACTAATTTATAATAATAATAATGCCCAATAACCAGAACCAGAACCAGAACCAGAACCAGAACAAGATTGGTGGTTACAGATTTTCGCCATCAAGGTCTAGGAATAGAGACGCTACTGTCAAAAAACAACACGGGGCGCACGCCTCTCACAATTTGCCACACCCATTACAGAACCAATCGGAATTTCATAAAATAATGTCGCTGTTTCAATGAGTAATCAAATCATAATATTAATCGAAAAATTGATATATAAAAACAATATGTTATCATATATCAATACACTTCATTAAACACTCATCACCAACCGACGACAATGATTATCCCTGTGAAATGCTTCACTTGTGGCAAGGTTCTTGCCGACAAATACCGATACTATTTAGCCGAAGTGCGTAAAATAAAGCTTTCGCGCGATCTTGATGTTGACAAGGTTATTTACATGACTGCGGAATTTATAGACAAAACACCCGAAGGCGAGGTAATGGACACGTTAGGGCTTACGAAGATGTGTTGCCGCCGTCATATGCTTACTCATGTAGATATTGTTTAAGAGGGTATGGCATAAATGCTCCGCCACTGCCTATATTGATAGTCAATTATTTTTATTATAATAATAATAATAATAATAATAATAATAATATATATCAAATGGCAAGTAGTCGTAATAGTAAGAAGCGCTCTAGTCGTCGAGGTGGACGCAGTAAGCGTACCGAAAAGAAACTAAAGCACAAATGGCATCAGCGTGGATGCCAAAATCAAACGGGCGGTGGTAGTATTACTGGTGGATGGGCTTGGGGACCGAGTGACGTTCATCATCAAACAGCCACAAGCCCAGCTGGAAGCGACGTGGCACCTCATTCAATAAATGGCAATCATTATGCTGTTAATACTGGGACAGTAGCACCACCACAGGCAAGTAATGCTATTATTGAAAGGCAAAATACACAAACGGCCGGTCGTCGTCGCGGTCGTGGCCGCGGTCGGAAAGAAAAGGTTCACAAGAAATATTCACAAAAAAAATCGCGCAGGGTTTCTTGTCAACGAGGTGGAATGGCAGAATATTTACCAGAACTTGTAAATGCTTCAACACGAACAACATTACAGATTCCAGCCAGTATTGCGAACGCGTTACAAGGTTCAGCAACCCCATTTGTATCTGCGGAACCAACGTCACAGCCAATCGGTTCTCCGATTTCTTTGAAGTAAAAATCTAATAATTATATATTATACTTTCACCAATGGATAATATATACGCAAAAGTGCGTTCTTTAAGTACCCCCGCCATTATTTATTTTGTTGTCGCATTATTTTTTGTTCTTGGCCGGTTGTTTGGTGACATCTATTGTTATGCCCGGTCAAAGGAATGCAATTTAGAGGAAACCGTTTTACAAACGTTTTTTTTACTAATATTTACCGTGATATGGACGTGGGTTCTCAATACATTGTATTCTCGTGGATACCATAAAACTGCGTGGGTTATGTTGATTATCTTTCCGGGATTTTATATTTAGTTATATCATAATACTACATACACACACCCCCCACCCATCGTAATGGATATCATCAACCGTGTTCGTTCATTATGCACCCCCGCACTTATATTTTTCGTAATTTCAGTAATTTCATTGATGCTTATGATTTTAGACAATATTGAAAATACACATTCATATTGTTTCGGAAATGTAAGCTGTAATGTCGCGAATACGTCGATGATTTTTATGGTTAAAATCGTATTTGTTGTCGCCTGGACGTGGTTTTTAGATATATTATGCTGCCGCGGTTATGAAAATCTTTCGTGGTTTATTCTCCTTCTTCCATATATATTTTTATTAATAGTGATGATGTTTGTCGCATCTGAAATCAAGCACACGAGCAAATTAAATGAGGCGAGTGTCGCAATCCAAATTCAAGGTAACAATGATGCGTTTGGCGGAATGATGCGATTTTAAGTCACGATTATATACCCGTAAATCATAATAAACAATTTTCATTATGATTTCATATACAGAGACATATATAACACAGATATTCGTACTGGACGCATAAATATTGTGAGTATATAATAGAAGCAGTAATATATACGAAGTATGGATTCTGACCCAGAACTTCCGTGGAAAGTAATCAAGCGTCTATTTGATGACGATCCACAAATGATGATTCGTCACCATATAGACTCATACAATGATTTCTTCGGGAAAGGTATTTTCAAGATATTTCGCGAGAGAAATCCCATTATTCTACAGAAAGAGCAGGATCCAGATACACAAGAGTTTAATCTTCGCTGTGAATTATATTTAGGTGGAAAAAATGGTGACAAGGTTTATTTCGGAAAACCGGTGATCTACGACGATGACCGTGAACATTATATGTTTCCAAATGAGGCACGATTGCGCAATATGACTTATGGAACTACTATTCATTACGATGTCGATGTCGTATTTAAAATTGCTGTTCCAGATAGCGGCGAGGGAGGCACGGGCACTCGAATCGAAGTCACAACTGCGACACTTGAGAGAATTCTACTCGGTAGATTTCCTATTATGGTTCAATCAAATCACTGTATTTTACACGGCCTTGAACCGAAGGCGCGGTTCTATATGGGTGAGTGTAAAAATGATTATGGGGGGTATTTTATTATTGACGGCAAGGAAAAGACGATTGTTTCTCAGGAGAAATTTGCCGACAATATGATTTATATTCGTGAAAACAATGAAGACAATGTTTATACGCACGCCGCCGATATTCGCACCGTAAGTGAAGATGCGTCCAAACCTGAGCGTACCTTGTCCGTGCGTATCGTCGCATCAACATCTCTCCTCACGAACAAACAAATCGTTGTGAATATCCCGAATGTGCGTTCCCCCGTCCCTCTTTTCATCGTTATGCGTGCGCTTGGAGTCATATCTGACCGTGATATCCTCGAATTCTGTCTTCTCGATCTTGATGAAAACTCCGAACTCCTCGATAATTTCATCCCATCTATCCACGACGCGAACAAGATATTCACACAGGAAGGTGCGATCAAGTTTATTGCGACACTCACCAAATCCAAAACCATCCCGCAAGTCCACGATATCCTTATGAACTACTTCCTGCCCCAGGTGGGCGAGACGAATTACATCCAGAAGGCGTATTTCTTAGGGAATATGGTCTATAAATTACTCCGTGTATATCTCAAAATCGACGCCCCCACTGACCGCGACAGCTTCAAATTCAAACGTATCGAATTAAGTGGTACGCTGATTTTTGATTTATTCAAGGAGTATTATGCGCTTCAGCAACAACATATTCGTCTCTCGATGGACCGCGAATATTTCAAAGACCCAAAGAAATACGAGAAGAATTTTATAGGCCTTATCCAGATGAACTACCAGGAATTCTTCCGCGAACGCATCGTTGAAGACGGATTCAAGAAAGCATTTAAAGGGAATTGGGGTGCGACCGAGCATACGAAGCGGATAGGGGTCATCCAGGATTTGAACCGTCTATCATATAATTCGTTTATTTCACATCTGCGTAAAATCAACCTGCCGATGGATAGCAGCGCTAAAATTGTAAAACCACGTATGCTCCACGGATCTCAATGGGGAATGATTGATCCAGTTGATTCACCAGATGGTGCGAATATTGGGTTTCATAAACACCTGGCGTTTGGAACGAGGATTACAAATCATTGTTCGGCTTATCCTATGATGCAGTGGCTCCGAGAGGTTGTGAAGATGCATCTTCTTGAAGAAAGTACGCGGATGTTTCTGTATTATACTACCAAGGTATTCGTCAATGGAACATGGGTTGGATCGGTGACTCGACCAGAAGAAACGATGCGCCTTATTCGACTTCACCGACGTAATGCGCTTATCCCGATTTATATCAGTTGTCGATGGGATATTAAAAACAACGAAATTCACGTATACACCGATTCGGGTCGTCTATGTCGTCCGATTTTCTATATTGATGAAGAGACAGGACGACCTAGTTACGATAAAGACGAAATACTTGAAATGATACGTGGTGGAAAGGCATCCTGGGAGCAAATGACGACAGGATTTACCGCGAAGTCCGACCCGACATTTAAGGCGGCACACTGTAATTATTATACCATTGATGAGCTTTATGGTCGAGCACACGATACCTCTGCGTTGTCCGCAAAACAGAAGGTGACGGAGGATGTCGCTCGTGTAAATACGATTGAGGATTTCCGGCGTTTGAAATCGACGCAGGCCATTATTGAATATATCGATACTTCGGAGACGGAATCTACGTTGATTTCAATGACACATAAATTCGAGAGACCGGTGGCAGCGGCGGCGGCGAGCGGCAGCAGTGGCAGCGAAAGCGGCAGCGGCGACGACAGCGGCGGCGAAAGCGACCGCGAACCAGAAAAGAAAGATGAAGTCCGTCGTGGTATGACCGAGTCTGGAGCTCTAACACCCAGAACTCTTGCCAAGGCGCGAGAGTTGAGTCGACGCGTGAGTGATAAACTGCGAAGGGACGAGGCTGCGGCAGCAGCCGCCTCAGGCGTGGAGGGCGAAGAACAATCCGGCGGTGCTGGAAGCGACGGCGGAGGCGGAGCAGCAGCGGTACGTAAACACCGTCGCAAACACCGCCGCAGTAGCAGTAGTAGTAAGAAGCACCGCGGACTTTCATTATCCGCCGACGGAAAACATTATACACATGTCGAAATCCATCCATCACTTGTTATGGGTGTTATGGGAAACCAAATCTGCTTCCCGGAAAATAATCCTGTAGCACGTAATGTGTTTGGTTGCGGACAAGCCAAGCAAGCCGCGTCGCTTTATCACAGTAACTATCAGGTCCGAATTGACAAAATGGGTGTCGTCATCAACAATGGTGAAACTCCTATCGTGAAAAGCCGGTATTTGGATCTCATCAATCGCGAGGAACACCCCTGCGGTTTCAATGCTATTGTCGCGATTATGTCATTTAACGGATACAATGTCGAAGATTCGATATTATTCAATGAGGCGTCGATAAAACGCGGGATGTTTCGAATCACATATTATAATATGTACGAAGCACGTGAAGAAAGCAGTAGTGTGCGCGGAGCCCAAAGGGATACCCGGTTCGCGAATATTCAAAAAGAAGGAGCGATTGGTACCAAACCTGGATACGATTACAGTTATCTTGATGACAATGGTCTTATTCGCGAAAACACCGAGATGGATGATAAAAAAGTTGTAATTGGTATGGGGTCAGTCAGTATTCAAAACGAGGGCGGTCAATTGCGCGATATGTCGACAATGCCAAAGAAAGGACAGCTCGGGTTCGTAGATAAAGCATTTATGACAGAAGGCGAGACCGGTTTTCGTATCGGAAAAGTCCGAATTCGCGAGGAACGTTTCCCGTCGATTGGTGACAAGTTCTGCTCTCGTTGTGGTCAGAAGGGGACGGTCGGATTGATTATCCCAGAGAAGGATATGCCATTTACGAAGGATGGGATTCGACCGGATATTATTATTAATCCTCACGCGATTCCGACACGTATGACAATCGGCCAACTCATCGAGTCACTTATGGGGAAGGCGTGTGTTCTTCACGGGGGGTTTGGTAATTGTACCGCATTTACGAACAACGGGACGAAACACGAATCGTTTGGGTCAGTTTTGACAGAATACGGATATCATTCATCCGGCACTGAAGTGTTATACAATGGAATGACAGGAGAGCAATTGAAGAGTGATATTTATATCGGGCCCACTTACTATATGCGTCTCAAACAAATGGTTAAAGATAAAATCAATTATAGGTCGAAAGGTCCGCGCACCCAACTAACGCGTCAAACAGTCCAAGGTCGCGCAAATGACGGTGGTCTTCGTGTCGGTGAAATGGAGCGTGATGGAATATTGGGCCACGGTGCTGCGCATTTCCTGAATGAATCACTGATGGTGCGCGGCGACGAGTATCATATGGCGGTTTGTAATAAGTCGGGTATGATTGCGATCTACAACCCGAATCATAATCTATTTATGAGCCCGATGGTGGATGGACCGATTAAATATTCGGGGGCGTTGACGGATGCTGGCGGCGCAGGAACGGGCAGTGGTGCGAGTGCGAGTGTAATCCAAATGACGAAATTTGGTCGGTCATTTAGTATCGTTCGTATTCCATACTGTCTCAAATTACTTATGCAAGAATTACTTGTTATGAATGTTCAGATGCGTATTATAACTGACGATAATATCGACCAACTTCCGAGTATGTCATATTCGAATAATGTATATAAGGTGTTGAAGGATGGCCAGGGGGGAATGGGTGTAGATGATATCATAGAGAGAAACAGGTTGGCGGCGGGATTGAAACCGCGTCCTCCGGTATCGTCGTCGACGCAAGGAAGAGGGGACGCGGGCGAAGACGAAGACGAAACCGGAAAAGGCAGTCGCGTTTATTTACCGTCTCGTAGCGAGGCGGACGCAGATGAGGAAAGTCAAACATATATATTGGGTCCAGGTGAATTTATGAAACAATTCGACCCAGATGAACATCCGGAGGAAATCATCGCGGATTTGGATATTGATACAAAGACGCGTATTCATAATTTTGGTTGGCGATTCGCATTGAATCCAGATGTGGCCCGCCAGATGAAAGGGCAATACAGCAGCAGAAACGGTGGAAAGGTTGACGCGATTAATCCTAGTAATATGACTAGTGAAGACCTTGTTCTTGAATCCATTATTCTGGATAAAAATGGCGAACCTACCGACCGATGGACGATTAGCGGACGTCGACGCGACCGTGATTATCCTACACATTTTCCCGATGGTTGGTTATCTGGAATGCTTGTGTATCCAGATGATACCCCGATTGCGCCAAGTGATATGGTAGAAGAGTTGCGTAAAACACGCAAACCACTCAACTGGGTTCGCGCGATTATAACCCTTATTGAAAAGCGGATTACTCGAAGAGATCGCAGTGCTTATGAGAAGAACAATGATGTTATGGACGAAAATTCGCGAAATATCGCCGCGAATGCGAAAGAATTGGAGCGTGTATCTAGCGAAATCGAGCGCGCGAAGCGTGAAGGGAATGTCGCGGATGAGGAGCGTCTGAAGGTTCAAATGACGCGACTTACCGACGAACGTACGACGTTGAATGCGCTGCGCCGAGATCTTGAGTTCAGTTCGGGGAATGAAGAAGCCGCCACCGCCGCCGAATCGGCTGAAGGTCGGCCCAATACACCAGGTTATAGTAAAAGTTTCGATTATTCTCCAGTTGCTGGAGCGGGTGGTGGCGCCGCAGAGGATGCCAATCGTTTGCGCGGTGCGGTAGCTTCATTCAATGAGAAGATGCTTGATAAATATGGGTCTGATGATGAAAATATACCGATTACAGGCGCGACGGGCGCGACGGGCGCGACGAGCGCGAGCGAACCAAGAACACCGAGATCACCCGCGTATTCATCAATATTTGAAGGTGGCGGTCAACGTGGCGGTGGCCACACCAGTAAATTTATCCCACAAATCCCGACAGGTGTCCTTGAAAGTTATTTGAGTTCGCGTTATTCGGGGGGTGCGGCGATGAACCCGGTTCCGGCGATGGGTCCTTCATTTCAACAAATGGGTGGTGGTGGCGGAAGTAACCTTGGCAGTATGACAACGATGAATGTTCCAGTAGTTGCGACGATGCCAATGGCGGGAATGATGCCGGTTCAGGCTCAAGCCGGTGGCGGTGGTGGCGGCGGCATCGGTCAGATTATAGGACAAGCTCCGCAGGTACAGACCGCACAGCCACCAGCGGCACAAACAGGAGGCGCGCCACCATCTTCATCAGACCCAAACGCAGCAGGCGTTAGGACATTTTCTATAAATTTAAAGTAAATACAATACAATAAATACTAATCCGCATTTTAATAGCAATAAATTGAATAATAAAGATTTATTACTATTATATATCAAGAAACACACACGACGCGCATCAATGGCATCCAATACTACGCACGTATCTAGTGGAACGATTTCCACATTATTCAAGTCGAGAAATATTCTCCTTCAACTTTTGGCGAAACAAGGAATGGATATATCCAATTATACCGATTATGGTGTAGCTGAAATCCAGACAATGTATGTCAACAATCAGCTGGATATGCTCTTGACTACCGAAAAAGACATCCACCCATCACGGAAAGTGTATGTCAAATATCATTTAGCCAAAACGCTGCGCCGCGAAAATATTAACCATATGATTGACGATCTCTATTATTTAGAGCAAGCGCTTCAACCAACAGATACTCTTATTATTGTTATGAAACAAGAGGTAAATGATACCCTTGTCAATATTCTGAACGAGATTTGGGAAAAGGACGGTATTTTCATTGTGATTTACTCGCTTGACCGACTTCAATTCAATATCCTCGACCACCAATATGTTCCAGAGCACGTGGTTTTAAGCGAAACAGAGCAAGCGGCGGTTGTCAAGAAGTACAATATTACGGATATGAAACAATTGCCAAGTATTTCGCGATATGACCCGGTTGCTCTTGCGATTGGACTACGCCCTGGACAAGTTTGTAAAATAACCCGTCCAAGTAAAACATCTGTCACAAGCTTATATTTTCGATATTGTAATTGATTTCACGGAATATGGACGTGGACGACGCATCGTATTTTTTTATTTTGGTATTATAACAGATAGAACCAGTCATTAATTAAAATAGATAAAGATGGCGTGTAAGGCGGATATAAGTTATAATATAAACGGTACTGATTTCGTTGTGCCTGCGGCGGATACCGATCAGAATTCTAAATACGCAAAATTATTGGATGTGTGTCAAGCAACACAAGTATTAGAGAAATTACATAAACAGTTTACCGAGCAGTATGACACTTCAGGCGTTAATGTAATAGCTAATAAAACTACACCCAGCTATTATTTGCGAAATCAACCCACTAGCGCTTCAGATGCTACCTCTATAAATCGGTTTCATAATATTTCAACTGGTGTTTCTGGATTTACAGGAGATGAGGTTTATCGTAAAATGGTCTCAGCGATTTTGAATGGTCTAGATATTTCATCATCATCAACATACAATACTATTTCTAATGATAATGGCTGGGTCGGTGATTCAAAATTTGACAGCAGCTTTAATGGAATATTTGGCATTAAAAAGGCAATAAGTATGTTAGAATATAGAACAAATGGTATAATTTCCTCTTTGAATAAGAGTAACCCATCATCATCGTCTCAAGATGCGATTTCAAGATTCAATCAGCGTAAAGAAATAAAAAATACATTAGAAGAAGTGTCATATCGTGAAAATGAAATATACAGAGAGAAGGTTTTATATATTTTATTGATAATTGTAGGTATAATTTTGGTGGGAACGCAATTGGCTCAGAATTATTTTAGTGGCGTAGGTGGAGTCGGTTCTAGTGGTGGTAGTGGTGGTGCGGGTCTTGGTGGTTTATTAGGTTTTGGTGTTGGAAGTAGTGGAGGGTTATTTAGTCGGTTTGGTGGATTAGGACTGGGAAGCAGTGGGCGTTCTCATTTTGATATCGGAAATTTATTCAAAAATAGTTCGTATACGTTACAGCAACGGTAATTGAATTCTTATATGTTATAATATTAGATATCTTATATAGGATAATATAACATAAATGTCAGATATTGTATTAACAGATATACCGTATAATAAAGAAAAATCCCCACTATTTCCAAATTCTACACCATTTTCAATCGATAATTTTAAAACCAACTCAACGGGAAACGGGGGAAACGGGGGAAGCAGTAACGGTGATAAAGCACCAGTCAATATAAAAAACGATGCTGCTTTAGAGAATACACTATCAGCACTTATGACCGAATATTCAAATGACACCAATAATGATAATAAATCCAGCTCTGAAAAGAAAACGGAAGGAATGTTGACAGGAACAAGCCTTAATTTGAATTTGCTTCAGGGCGACCTTTTTTCTTATGGAAAATATGATACATTTAAAAATCCGATACAACCGTTTACGGCGTCGCAACATAGTGGTGGCTCAAATGGCGGAGTTGTTTCTTATAAAGAGGGGTTAACAAATGATATCAGTAGTTCGTCCATATCTACAACCACATCCGGAACAACCAGCGCCGGTAAAAGTCAGAAACTGCTTGATCTTGAAAAAAAATTAAGTGAATTAACAAATGATTATACGACACAGTATCGGTTATATACTGACGATTTACTTACACGATCGCGATTTCTTCAAACCAATAGTCAGTACTTGAATAAAATTATCCGTGACATTTCATATTCTGGAACTGATGTAAGTGCGGCATTTTATTATGTGAACTCATTCGGATATACACATAGATATAAGGATAACGATATTTCATCTGTTTTATTATACGACAAAAAAACGTGTCCAGATATTTCAAGGAATGAAAGTTTACCCAGTGATGATAAGACAAACCCCTTTAAATTAACATCCGGGTCGTTTATTGATATTAGCGGCAGTGGTAGCGCAGGTTTTAGTAGATTTGCTGATTATGCTAGTTATAATATGGCAGGTTACACTCCGTGTTTAACGACCAAAAATGTGAAAAGCGGGTCAATTGACCCTGAATATGCGTGGGTTGATGTAGAAGGCAAGAAACACGTGTATGAAAAGGGTGTATGGCCTGATAAGCGGCATTCATCGTGTTTGACGTCGATTGTAGGTGAACCGATTGAATTAACAACCGACCAATATAATGCTTTACCGACCGCAAGTGATACGCCAATGAAAGCAGAAAGTGAGTGTTTTCGCGCAAGTGTGGCACCAACTATCAATACCAAACTGGCTGAAATTAAGAAAAAGATAGACGATGTTGTTTCAGAAATCAAGGCAGAGAACCAGAACATTCTTAATAATGCGGCCAATACGACGATTATACAACGAGACAAGACATTGTCTGAAAAATGGTCCAATTTAGACGAAGACATTTTAGCCCAAATTAAACAATTACTTGGTAATTATTATTATCCAGCGGTCTACGTATTCTGGTGTTTCATTATATTGATTGCGGTATTAATGATATTCAAATTTGCGTTTCTATTTGTGTCACCCGGCGGCGGTGGCAGTGGCGGTGGCAGTTATGGGGAATCGGATTCTAGTGGAGTTTCATTATTAGGCGTTGTTATTATGTCTTTGATTGTTATATTTGCGGTCTATTACTATTTTTCGTATACATACAATCTTAATGTAGATATCACCCGGAATGACATAAATACCGTTTATACGGCGACTTAATTAATGGCCTGGATGGCCGGCAGGATGGACGAATTAACGGACAGGTGACGTGACTTCAGCAACATTACCAGACAATATTATAATCTGTATATATTGTAATATTGTAATATTGGTTCATATATACTAACACTATACTACAAACGTAATAATAATGAGTTATTCAGATTCATCACAACTACTTAATAAACAGGCGGAATTAAAAGCGCTTCAAACGAAATATAATACATATACATCAACATATCAACCGATTGTCGCGGCGCCAACTTCGATTGGTGACAGAAACGCAATATCATTAACACCTCCACCGCAAGGTATTCGAGCAGGTGAAGATTTTGGCGAATATTGGAAGTTTGTGTCTTCGGGAGATATCGATGCTTCAGCGTGTTGGACTTCGGCGACAAGAGACCCAAGAATATTTAAAAAGGTGGTGTATACCGGTATTTATAATACAGATAATACGTGGAATAAACAATGCTATGGTCTTGTTTGGAACGCACCAGCTGACGCATCATATAATGAATATGCCAATGGATATGCGACGATGGTAACAGCTGACGCAAACAGTGGATTTACAAGTGATGGTGTCGCATTAACATATACCAAAACGAATATAACTAGTCGAGATAAATTAAATGAAGCTGCTCAAATCGCGGATTTAAAGTCGCGTATTGATTCATTAATTGAGGAAATTGCTGTTGTAGCTGGTGCGTCAATTAACAGTGAACTTACCTCGCTGTCACAAACATCGGCAGATCAAAAGAGTTTGATTCAAAATATAAATCAGTATATGAATACAAGCGCTCAACAAATCGACGCAAGCAACAGTATTATCGATAAACGCAAAAATCTGAATATGCTTTATGAAGATATAAATAATCAAATCACGTTGAAAACCAAGAAATATAAATTCATAATGTATTTTGTGGTTGGACTTATTATAATAATATCATACTTATCTTATGTTTCCAAACTTTCATTATTAGAACAAATCGCCGAACTCGGAAATTGGATGAGCTGGGGATGGTGGACTAATTGGGGCGTTATCACATTTGTAGTTGTTTTATTAATCGTGTCTTCATTTGGATGGGATATGAAAGGAAATATTGCGATGATTTTTCGGTATATATCTGATCCAGAATTTTGGACCGGACAAATGTGGTGGGTTGGTATATCATTTTTATTAATAATTGTTGTATTTGCGTATGCGTCATTTAAATCATTTTTCAATGAAGCCGCCATTACTTTGGATAAATTGGGTGAATAATAATTAAATGACGACAATATTTTATGATTATATAGTAGTAATCATAAAAATATGTTTTATCAAAATTCAAATGATTTAGTAAAAAATGCCACTATGAAAACAGGACACGTTCAGAATTCAAATGCGACCCAACAAGAGATAATACAACAAGTTCATCCTATTAATGGTAATGGTAATAGTAATATAGTCAATGGTGATCACGGCGGTGGTGGTGGCGGTGGCGCTCGAGGCACAGACACGCATTCATTAAGTATCGGCGCGCAATTCCAAAATGCTATTCAAAATATATTTGGTTCTATTACTTCTGGAGGGTCATCATCCAATACCGATATTATTGAAGGAATACAAGGCAATAACGCAGCACCTACAGTTGCTAATCCGGGCTCAGGTCCAATCGGTGGTAATGGAGATGGAGATATGACACAACTCGCGAGTTCTACTGTGAATGAAGATAAAGCATATGTTCAGCAAGAAAATACTCACCAACGCAAAGTAGCCGCGGTAGATAAACTTCTAACACTTGAAAACAAGCAAAGACTTGGCGAATGGGCGAAGATCATTGACACGGCGGGCGTTTCAAAACACGGTTATATAACTAAGGATCGTATATTTCAAATATGGCTAGAAAAAGAACCGAAAAACTGGTTCGAAACATTGAATATGAAACAAAATAGTGGGGTATTAGGCTGCCCTGTAGCCAGTGGAAACCTTAAAAAAATCGAAATTGGTGTGAATTGGGATGCGATTAAACCATTTACGATGGTATACGCAAAAAATGATAACAGTCTTACTACCCCACTGTTTATGCTAACAAATGATGGGGTTCGCGATGTTAAGCGCAGCAAAGAAGAGAGTGGTTTATTTTCGTGTGGAAATGAACGAACAAATGTATTCGTAACAGAACGTCCATCGGCCGATTTTGATAATTCAGCAAAGACGAATCGTCAAGGATGCTACATTGTAAATACTAACGTGAAAGATCAGACCTTTAAGGATCGCGGATTTACGTATCAAGAAGATTTGTTTGAAGCCTCTATATCACAATGTAAACGCCGGGCAGAAGATTTAGGTAGTTCTTATTTCCTAGTATCTGAATCCGCAAGTGGCAAACATCCCAATAAGGGAGGGTGCTGGGTGTATACTGGTAGTGGAGAACCAAACTTGAATGGATTATTGACCTACGATGAAGGTGCGACAAAATGTAATAATGCTAACGAGGTCGAAGGCGATGAAGATGGTTTTATGAAATCATATGGGCCTACAATTTTACCGCGTTTGTATGGAAATTCAAGACCGGTAAAATCGATGGCTCTTTATTCATTAAAGGTCGGTGGGCCGACTGGCGTGGATTCGATGAATCAAAATGGTCGAGGTTATGTTGGTCGTATCGCATATATCGATCATAATGGCGAGAGACACGATTACCCTGAATCAGCACTTTCCTATATTAGATCGGGTGAAAAGGATAAAGACAAATTGGAATATGTCAATATCGGTGCGTATGATACCCGTTCCAGTGAAAGTTCATATAGCTTGAAAGAAATAACACCGGGTTCATTTAGTGATGCGACTAATTTATTATATAAAGCATCGAGAGATGGATGGAGTCAACATACATTTCATCAGAAATGCGATGATAAGGGCGCGACATATACACGGGCCGTTATAAATGATGGAAGAGTTCTTGGTGCGTATACATCGGTTAGCTGGTCGTCCAATGTACAGAATTATAAGGGAGATACAACCGCATTTTTATATGACGGATCAGAGAAATATACCCCGAACAATGGTCATTGGGGCGCAGGAAATTATGATACATATATGAACAGTGCGTATTATCCAACATTTGGTGGAGGACACGATTTTTATATGAATGGTCAAACACTATACAATAATGCGTATACCTTTTTAACGAATAATAGAAACGCGCCATTTGGACGGAGTATGTATAGTTACCAGAGTTATACTCTATCCGATCTTGAGGTATACGCAGTAGATGCGACTATATTTCCAAATACACTGGATTATGCGAAACGGTCTCGGACAATGCCAGTTGGCGAGGTGATGACAGCATCATTTGATAAATGTCGGGAAATGTGCGACGGAGATGACAAGTGTGGTGGGTTCGTATATACCAAGGGTAGTGGTGGTGCTGACGGAAAATGTGAATTAAAAGACAAAGCTAAAATGTACCCGGTTGGTCTGCGTGTAGCGGATCCAACAAAGCAACTTATGTTGAAAGTTCCGACTGTAAATGGTTCAATTAGTGATACTGCGTGCGGATCAAAGGCGGATGTGAATGGAGAAGGAAAGGCATATAATCTCATTGACAGCGGTCAATATATGTATTATCCTGACGGCGGAGTAATGTCTTCCAGCACAAAGTGTAAAGTATCATCATTGATTCCAAAGGTTGGGAACTTACAACCCGTTAATGTTAATCCTCTTGTAAATGCGGTAGATAAACAATTTTCTACGACAAATACGGCAATATTTGACTACGGCGCACAAACCGCAGTTCCTGGTGTAACTTTTAATCAATCACCGGAAACGTTTATTAACTTTCGTGAGGGACTTAGCATTGAAACTGATATTAGTGCGGTTGCCAGCACCTATGGTAGTACAATGTCTGGCGTTGGCGCTACATTAAAAAAAATCGGGAATGCTCAATATCAACGTGAACGATTAGATGCTATAAAAGATGAAAGCAGTAAATTATTGATTTCAGAGTCTTATAAATTTATTCTTTGGAGTATTTTAGCAATTTTGGCAGTTATGGCATTACTTAAGTTAAAGGAAATGTTCGGTCAAGAAGATATTGGTGATGGTGATGGTGGAGGTGGAGGTGGAGGTGGAGGTGGAGGTGGTATTTTAGGATTTATAACATCTCTATTAGGTTTAGGTTCTGTGAAATTAAATGATGTCGCAGATAGAACTGGTGATATGAAAGCGGCGTTAAGTAACGCCGGTGATACATTAAAACAAACTGGTGAAAACCTTGTTACAGGTATTACCGAAGGCGCTGATACATTGGTGAATTCTGTAAATGATGCCGCAAATAACGCGGTTGATGGCGCGAAAAATATAGCTGGGCAAGTCAGTGAAACCGCGACAAATGCTGTAAATAGTATAGGAGAAACTGCGTCGGCGGCTGTAACATCTAGCACCACGTCCGCGTCTGCTCCTACTTCTAGCATATTTAATGGACCTGGTGGCGGCGCCCAAAATAATGTTAAAACTGGTGGACGGTCATCTCCCAAAGCATTACGTCGAAAGTAAATAAAATATAATTATTATTTATGGATTGTAAATAATAAATAATAATCATCGCAATATATAATAATCATAGCAATATATAATAATGGCGTATCAAATGAATAAAGATACTAAAATATTGTTGGTTTTATTGGCAGTTGTTGTATTATGCTCGGCTAAATTATTAAAGGACTATCTTTATCGGAATCAGTATATTGAAGGGATGACGGTGGTTTCGCAGGAAAGCAGCGTTCAACTTCGTCGACCAACCACCGGCTCGATAACTGCGGATATTATGTTTACAGTAACGCTTGGGGGTGATTTACTTAGTACCAGCGCATTATCTATTTCTTGGAGTGGAGCTGCCGCAGCTACTAGTGATGTTGTATTCTCATCAGCCGGGACAAATTATACAGCAACCGCGTCGGGATATACAATTCCTTCACCCTCCGCCGCACTGACAGGACCGTCAGCTACGTTCGGTAGTTCAGCCATAAAGATACCAAGTGGAACACGGATTTTGATTACTATTAAAGGTGTAACCATAAATAATAAAAAATCAGGTGGCGCCGATTATACAGATACCGACTCAATTGAATTTACAATTACAGGGACGACTGGTGATAGTACAAAGAAAGTAATAAAAATTTTACCATATGCTGATATTGGTTCCTCAAAATTCACTGCTCCCACTGGTGCGACTGTTACACAAGTTAGAGATTCAATCACCGCAATTAATGCCCGTCTTCAAACTACTGGTGTGACCGCACCAGATGCGGCTGAAGTAGATAACCTAACCAAGGCTCGTTCTGCGCTTATTGCGTTATTGGCGTCGACCTACGGAACCGTCAAAGAAGCCGGGCAAGTTTTTGAGTCTGGCGCGCTCTATGAAGCACAGCAAACTGCGATTGAATTCATATCGAAAGAGAAAGCCCGGGCGTCATCTAATGCTGACGCACTTTCCAGTGATAATTTAAACAAACGGCGTATGGCACAAATCAATACATATTATACGCGGAATTATGAAGCGAATACCAATGTTATGAAAAATGTGATTTACATTTCGGTCTCGTTGATTATACTTGCCGTATTACGAAATAAGAATTTAATACCTAGTTCTATTTCAACTTTAGGCATTGTTTTAATACTTACTATGGGTGGTATTGTTATTGGAACACAAGTATTTGATATAATGAGTCGCAATGATCAAGATTTTGACAAATATGATTGGAACTTCAATGAAGAGCAAATGAATCAGAAGACATTAAGTGATAAGAATTCTGAAATGTCTAGTTTATCTGATATGGGTATTGGTGGAGCACCTTGTTACGGCGCAAGTTGCTGTTCTGTCGGCACAACCTGGAATAGTGGTATGAAACAGTGTATTCCTTCTGTAAATCGTATATCTGGAAGTGCTGTATGGACGCCGCCTGTTTCTGGTTCACTAACCGGTAAGCTTACAGTTAAGCTCACAATCGCAACTGCGTTGCTGGCATCAGATACCATAACTATAACATTACCAAGTGGAGTATTTACTGGAACAGCTGCTCTTACAGGACACAATCAGTTAACCGGTACTACAGTATCAACAACCACGAATACATTGACAGTAAAGTCGGGTGGGATATCTGTTGGGAATGTGGCAGATATTGAAATTACTGGTATGTCAGTTCTTGATTCGGCCACATATTTACAAAAACAACTCACTGCTAGTACAAGTAAAGATGTAAATGAATTTGGTATTATTATATCTGGAATCTAATATAATCTTATTTATAATCTGATATAATCTTATTTATAATCTTATTTATAATCTTATTTATAATCTTATTTATAATCTTATTTATAATCTAATAAATATAGTAGTTATTAGATTATTGTATTATGGGTATTGCGATTAATGATGTTGAAGATGTGTCAGATGAAGACAAACAACAGGCATTGGACGGTGAAAAATTAATGAGAGAGGCCTCCAATTCAGCAAATGTTATTATTTCACCTGAAACTGTAATAAAACGGGGTGAACAACAACCATTGAACCAAGTTTTAGAGTCATCGCAAAAAAATATAAATGTAGTGAAACAAATTATATCGCAAGGCGGTGTAAGTGGACCCGATAAGGACAAATTTGATATAAGTCACGCTCACAGAGAATGGATAAAATCGCGTAATGAATATAATTCGTGTCCTAATAAAATAATAGAAACAAGTGTTCGTTATACAACTTTAGTAAATGGAAAAGCCGGGCAAAATGAAATCTTAAAGGCACAACAAGATCGTAACACAATAAAGGATACGTGTGATAAATCGCACGATCGCGTTATTGAAACCGCCAGCAAATATATTGAAATTGACCGCCGTGTACGAGAGAATCGCATCAAAGATCAAAACACATATCCGACAGAAACGTTTGAACAACGCGGAGGTAATAGTAATAGTAATTTCGGAAGTGTAATAGAAGGATTTGATTTTTATGATCGTGATAATACTATTAGCGCAGCATCCCCATCTATCAATCAGAGATTTCCAAGACTTACTGATACAAATAAGACGTCTGAAACAAATCAAACAATTTTACCGTGGAACCAATATTACAAAGAATGTGATTATAACAATGAACTCTGTAAGCAAGCAAACATAAATAAAGATACATATTTATCGTCCATTAATAATTTATTTGATACGGCTGAACAAAAACTCAAGATGTATAAAAATGCGATTGATTTAAAGTTCAGCCCTGATAGTACCAAAGAATTAACTAATATACTTGATTATAATAATGGAGCAATAGTAGAAACAGCTATAAAAAATCAGCAAAAGGATATAGCATTATATAAACAAAGAGCTTTATACGATTATGAACAGTATAATAATCTTTCATTTGTAGAAGACGCGTTCACCTTTGTGTATTATGCGATATTTGCCATATTTGTGTTTTTATCATTGCGCGATTTATTTTCATCATATAAGACATATGACAAACGAAATCTTATCATTATTATATTATTAGGTATATACCCGAAATATATATTGAATATTATATTGTGGGCGTTGAATGGGTTAACATCGATAACGCGGATGCTTGGAGTAAAAAATATTAGTTTTTGGTATTAGTTTGTATTAGAATCAACGTGTATGTATCAATACAATCATTCCTATTCCTCACTGCCACCGCTACTTTCATTTCCGTTTTCGCCAGCTTCGCCGGCTTCGCCAGCTTCGTCGTCGTCGTCATATACAATTCGGCATTTTTTCCATCCCTTACCTGATGGTTTACCGTACTTCTTCGTCATATAGTCGTAAAGCTCATTGCCCTTGGGGATATTCTTACCGTGTTGGACGACATACCATTTCTTGAACTCCTCGTATAATTCAGTCTTCTTGATACACGTATCTTCGTCCGCGACGGGACGAATCTTATCGCGGAAGAATTCCGATAGGTAGTCTTGAGTATTACGATACTTATTACTGCTTGCTGTAACTGCGGCACACGTCCTCACCTTTCCATCTGTTTCAAATGCCTTCTTGACGAGCATCGCCATAAAGACATTTACCCATGTCTTGATTTTGACATCCAGATTCTTGTCGATGAGGAACTGATACGGCTCATCAGGGTCGTCTGACTTCGGTTCCTCGCAGAATTTAGATTTATAAGGGCAAAGACGGATACGACGCCAGGTGCCGTCATCATTGCTCTTTATATCGAACAGTACGTTTGTACATACAACCAACTTGAATTGTGGAACAAATGTAATCGTGTTCTTGAACAGCGCACGACCACTCATCTCATCTCCACCGGTGATTTCCTTCAGGATACCTTCATTGATGCGGTCGCCCTTCGTCGGTTCCTGCATAACCGCATATCTGACCCCTTTAAGCACGGCGAGTTCTGGTGAAGCACCACCAATCATCGCGCGTTTTTGCGTGACTGCGGTAATAGGCAAGACCGCTTTGTATTCACCCATCACAGCCGACATCAGTTCGATGAGTTTGGACTTGCCGTTGCTTCCACCACCGATATAAATATTGAATGTTTGTTCACGGTTTGAACCTATGAGAACTGAAGCAAGATGTTCCCACATATAAGTTCGCAGTTCGACTTCCGGGAAAAGCTGTGCCATAAACTCGTTGATTTCGTCGATTTGTGCCTGGTGTTTGTTTGTATCTAGAGGAATATAATCGATTTTCGTGGTTTTCGATAAATTGTCGTCGGGTTGGCCACGCCGGAAGGTTTTATGCGTGAAATCGATGACACCGTTCTTGAAGCATAGGAGCTCTGGGCGAGTATCTATCTTCTCAATAAACTCGTTATCATAGAATTGCTCGCGCACCTCACGCATAATGTTGTTCTTGAAACTAGTTGTCTTTAATTTGGTACAGATATCTACGATACGACGCGACCGTTTTCTTGATGATGTATATTGGTCAGATGTTGGATCTAGACCAGAAGTTACGTCCATAATCTCTCGGTGTTTCTTCGTATAAATATCGTGCATATCTTTGGAGATGAGCGCGCGAAGCGAGTTTCCCTGGTCGCATTCTACCCAGCGGTTCTTGTCGAATTCATACCACTGGTTATCTTTCACACTAACACAAACGAATCGGTCCTTGAAAATCGTGTATAGCACCGTTGCCAAATCAACATCTGTTGACGCGTCATTGGTCGTCTCATTACAGATTGTCTGGTGGATAAAGTTGTCGATGGTTTCATTTCGAATCCGCGTATAATCCTCGAAACAGTCGTTTTTCGCCCAATACATAATTGATCGGCGGGTCAACCCATCGGGGCTATACGGGAAATTACACCACGTGTCGTAACTCTTCATAATATCCGTGAATTTGAATTTGCTTGACTTCGCGCTGAAGAGCATCCAAGAGAGGAATAGCTTGTCGCTGGTATTGTGAAGCGCGAGACCTACACGCAGCCATTTATCATAGGGATCATAATACTGTTCTGGTAGAGCCATCGTATAATGGTGTGTTTCTCGGATTTCATATTCGGTCGGCTCAAGCATATTCAGCATCGTTTCCACCGCAATATTGAGTTCCGCCAGATTGGTGATTTTATCCATCATAATCATACCATTTTGGCCCACGATTCCATTTCCGGCGCCACCCGAGGCGCCATTGGCTCCACCGCCAGATAATACAAGACGAAGGCGTCTACCTCCTTCTCCATTGGCTCCACCAGCACCATTACCGCCACCACCACTTCGCTGTGTTCGTTGCTGATTCATTAACGCGTCATATTCCGCCTTCAATGCGGAATTACCAGCAATTAATGGGAAACGTGGATATACTGTTGTGGCACCAGCAGCAGATTGAACCGATAATTTCGCGAAATTATCCTTCACGTTGAATTTGCTTGTTTGCTCTTCCTGACACATCCACGCACCATCATCATCATCTGGGTCACGTCTCATCACGAAATGATATTTCAACATATATGCCTTATGCCCTGGTTTTCTTGAACCGTAAAGTTGCCAGTTGGTATGACCGCGCGAAATACCTTCATCCAGAACATCATTCCAAGAATTTGTAATCGGCAAATCCGTCCATATTTCCTGTAGTTCTTTCAACATTCGTGATCGAAGCATTCGCTGGATGGGTCGGTCAATCGTTGCGCCAATCATCATATGAATCCCGTCCTTTGTTACATCATCTAGTTGATTGACATCGCCTTTTTCGAAAATATAAACAGGGATTCTTACATCACCTGGGAACTGAATGAGAGTTTCAAGCATTTCAATATAAGATTGAATCATATCCAGTACGTGTTCCTTTGAATGCTGTCGCTTGGTGATACTGGTATCATACCGGAAATCGAAATCCACCATAAGTGGTCCACATTCCGGATTTTGCTTCTCCGTCAAATATTCCTGCTTTCCATTTTCGAATACGTGTGTATGATATTTTCGCCAGAAAATCGGCAATACCGCCGGAGGGATTGTATAAACCCCGCCGAAAATGTTGAGTGCTTTATCCCCGATTCTGGTATGTGTGTAAGCCTCACCTGGTTTTGAAACGTGATGTTTCATAAATTGTTCGTATGTCATTCCATTACATAATGACTGATACGCAGCAGTTGATGAGTCTGTGTTTGTTGTAGATGCCCCCACTGTCGAAACCGCGTCGTCACCACCGTTTTGTAAAGTTGTCATTCTATAACGTTCGTCGCCTTGTTGTATTACTGATTGGCCTGTAAAAAGTTCAATTTTGTTTAAATTATGAATTGAAATACGTGTGTAATAAATAAAACACCGTTTGTTATACTATATAATACAAAGGTTTTTATCTCAATTTGTCTAAATTTGATCCCCCTAAAACGACCCTTCGACTTTTTCGTTGCGCCGGACCCCCAAAAAAGGGGGATACTTAATTTTTGATTTCCTGGAGAAAATACTTTTTAAAAAAACCGATTTCACCCGTAGATTTTTTTTTTGAGAGTCGCAGAGGGTAAACGAGACCATAATCAGTAAGGCTGATTTTTATGACAGCATATTGGTCTGGGTTGAACTAGTGTGTCGCGCCGTTTTCTGCGGGGTTATCGTCACGGTTCGCTCCGAAAATGTCGGATTTCGGTCGGTCGGTCGGTCGGTCGGTCGGTCGGTCGGTCGGTCGGTCGGTCGGTCGGTCGGTCGGTCGGTCGATCGGTCGGTCGGTCGGTCGATGAAATAATAAACATAAAAAGAAAATTATGTGATTGTGTAAATTGATTATGAATACATCCGCTCCCTCTAAAACTGATGGGGATTCCACATCCACCGTCAACGTCGCAATCCCCAAGGAAACCATCCTGCGTCTTTTAAAGGATATAAGGTGTGTTATGTCTGATAAATCCTTAGAAGAAGGCGGTATTATGTATCGCCATAGTGAGACTGATATATTAACCGGGTTCGCGTGTATTGTCGGTCCATCGGATACGATGTATTTTGGTGGATACTATTATTTTATGTTTAAATTCCCGACGAATTATCCGCATTCGCCGCCAGTTGTGTCTTATTTGACGAATACTGGTAATATACGTTTTCATCCGAATTATTACCCGAATAAGAAAGTATGCGCATCGATTGTAAATACGTGGCGAGGTGAACAATGGACTGGCTGTCAGAGTATAGAGACGATGTTGATTACATTTCAGTCTCTTCTTGATAATCAACCGTTATTACACGAACCTGGTATACGGGCACAACATCAAGATTTTAAACCATATCATACAATTGTTGAGTATTTTAATTATGACTTTGCGTGTATGAGTTTATTAATGGATGTTCAACGACATATTGCTTTAGAGCCAGCATTTATTCCTAGTTTTGATCAGTTTATGTTATGTCATTTTCAAAAGAATAAAACACAGATCCGAGAGATTTTGGTGGAGAGGAGCAAATCTATCCCAGCGAACTCACAGTATCGTATATCATTATACGGTGGAATGGCTAATACCATCTCATATCAGACACTGATCGAGAGATTTGATACTGTGTTTATGACACTTATAAATGAAAAAATAAAGGCGTTGATGCCGTCTCTGGACGCCTGATATAAGTATTCGTTTTCAAACGTTACTTTTATTGACAATTATGACTAATTAGATAGATTGTGTTGCGTATAATAATAAAATTGAAATTATTTGTGTATATATATTATATTATATCAACCATAATACAGAGTCTTTTCTGAATATGCATTTCTGTTCTGTATGCGCGAATATGTATTATATCAGTATAACTGCTGAAAATGAATTACAATATTACTGTCGAAACTGTGGACACGTTGATGACACGATTGCTTCTGAGAATATTTGTGTGTCGAAACTGAACGTGAAGCACACAACCACACCACAGACATTTTCACAGGTCGTCAATAAATATACGAAATTGGATCCGACGTTACCACGGGTCAATACAATTAGGTGCCCCAATGATGAATGTTCTAGCAATCGGAAATCCGAGTCGGGGGGTGTGGGAGGGGGGGGTGGTGAAGCTGGCGACGACAAAAAAGAAAAGAAGAGCGAGGTTATTTACCTGCGTTATGATGATACAAACTTGAAGTATGTTTATTTGTGCGCGAAATGTGATAAGGTGTGGAATACCGAGCAACAATAATGCGAATCCGCGCACATTCCATTCCATTCCATTACTTTATTTCGTAAAATTGAAACATAATAAAGTAATATATTCTATGTATATAGAAGACGCAATGTCAAATCTAGTAGATAAATTACCACCTGGAGTTGCGTCGGTAGCTATTTTAAACAAAAAATCGGCCGGCGCAGATTCGGATATAGAAGAAGATGAAGAACTCGGATTGTCTGTGGCTGGCACAGATGACGAAAGTGGGACTGAGGGAAGCGAATCAGGCGCCGATGATAGCGGAAGTGAGAGCGCTGCTGCTGCGGAAGATGATGGAGATAGTGATACAGATACCGAAGGAGGCGGCGGCGATGCTGAATTGGAAGGCGCGGAAGGTGGTGGTGGGGGGGGAGAAGTTG